CTTAGCAGAACCAGCAGTTACTGCCGTGTAAAATAACGTGTCAAAATCAATTTGCAAATCAAGTACGTCTAAGTTTTTACCAGTGTACGAATATGAATATTCTTTTACTGCGCCGCTTGGTGCTAGGGTAGGGCCGTTTGGGTGTTTACTGTCATACACAATGTACGGCATTATGTGGTAAGTTGTTTTTGTTGCAAACTTGTTAATTGCATAGTCGTACCCAAGCACCTCAACCGAAGGAACTACTTTATACCAATACAACGGCTTCTTTAGTTTTTCAGCAAGTTCAATTGGCTTAGTATCCTTAGGGTCAGAAATTTGATCTGTTACATAAGAACTATTTCGCATTACCATGTCAATTACTTGCGGGATGCTAGTACCAGCAGAAACAGGAAACGCTGTTGCGTCACTAAATGCTCTAGCCGAATTTGTTGTGTTAGTACCAGTTGCGGGTGCTGCACTTCTACTAATATCACGCTTTGCCGGGACTGTTATTTTTGCATCTCGAAGTTTTTCGACTGGCACTTCAGGACTACCGTGAAATTCTACATTAATCACATCCGCATGAACACGCAGGCGTTTTGCTATTAAGTCAGTGAACCAACCGTTTACACCACCACAGAAACTTTTAACTGAAAATGCTTTAGCAACAATTGCCTGATTGTCTTTTAATGTCTTTGATTGATCGGGTGTTCTAGCAGCTTTGTCCGGATTAATTACTCGCGGGTCACTGGCTGCTGTTCTTCTCCCAGATGCATCCTTTTCACCGTTTTCTTTGTCGCTTGTTTCTTTTTCAAGTCTCTGATTGTCATCTTTAGCGTTTAGCTTTGCCAATTCTTGTTTAGTAACAGACTCATGGTCTTCACCGTTATTTGCAAAAAATTCAGCAACGGTACTTGCAGCTACTTCGACGTTAATTGGAGTTGAGGCTGCGCTCTGGCTTAGTGCTTGGTGGTTCCACGGCACTGCCTTAATTGCATACTCAGATCCTTTTGTGTTTACTTTAATTTTAAGCTCAATAATTTGTATTGGAATACGTTTACGCTGGTCGTCTAACTTATATGCTTTGCCTGTATCGTCGTAGCCATAAAAATCAATTTCAAGCAAGTACGGCATGGATTTAAAGTTAGGTGCTTTAATTTCATTTGCAGTAGCAATAATACGGTCTAATAGACTCATACCGTAAGGTTCAACTACGCTAAAAGCAATTTCAATTGCATTAGACGATTTGCTTCTGTTGATTAATCCAATAACAGTTGTCATTGACAAACTATCAAAATAAAAATCGTCTTTAAAATTATCGTTTCTTGCATAAACGCCCGAATTCTTTCCACCACTAGAAATTAAACATGTTTTTACGCCGCCGGCGCCCGGGACCCATGACTCCGGTGATGTTGAGATCTGATTGATGTCTGCTGGTGTTAAAATATACAACGAAATACCGTATGTATACGTTGCATACTTGTGTAGAGGGTTTTGGCGAATTTCTAATTTTGGGGCAGTGTCAATTGTTTTTTTCGTTGACTCTGTTTGTTTAGTTTCAACTGGCACGTTAGCTTCAGTGGGGCCCGGCTCATTGTATGCGTCTTCTGCATCTTGCCTTGCTTTTTCAAACGGATCTTCAACTTCAGCACTGCTTTTACTCTCACTCAATTGCTGAGTTTCGCTATCAGTAAGCCCTTCAGATTTTTCGGGCTCGCCCGAGCTAGCAATTGTAGCTCCAGCAGTGTCGCCTCGCTTGGCATTAATTGCATCAAGTTGTTTTTCAAGTTCAGAGGGAGTGGCGTTCGGATCGATACCGCCATTTCGGTCAATCTGTATTTGTCGGAGCGCTCGATAATCCTCTTCCGTTGGCAATGCCATATTATAATCCTAAGTCGATTGTTAGTTGGTCTTTAGATGGTATGTAGATGCTGCGGCCTGCACGAAAATCTTGTATAGGATCTTGTATAGTATTTGGGTTGCGTTGAGCAAACACCCACCACAATGCGCTGGTACCATATAAGTCATGTGCAAGCAAGTCAGGACGATACTCATACACTTTGTCTATCTTATAAAGAACATCACTACCTTTTGCTGTAATTTTTCTATCAACCATTACGTCAAGGAAATTGCCCCAAGTCGGAGTGTTGTAGTACGGACTTGTTTTTGAAAATGTTGCAGGCATTAGATAAATCCTCCCTTGGTACCAGCAACTACCATCTTACCTGAAGCGTAGTCATCAAGGTTAAACTTACTGGTAGCTTGTCTGCTGTATACTGGTTGTAAAGTAACTGCAATTTGGCTAGCAGTTGGCATACGTGTGCTAGGGCCTGAACCAAATTGACCACCTGTTAGCTGACCCAATAGCTGGTTAACACCGTTTCCTGCTGCGCCTAGTGTTGATCCTAGTACGCTGTTTACCCCAGCACCAAGTGCCCCAGTAACTGCACTCATGTTGCCATCTAGTGCGCCAGAGATACCTTGTGTTATTGCGCCACCAACACCGGCTGCGCCAGTGCTATTAGGATTTACTCCTGGCACTTCAATGTAGTCGCAGTCGCTTGGCATAGTGTGACTAAAGCTAGTAATAACACACGGGATGTTAGGTAGATAGTTTGCGCCGTATCCGCTTAAGAATACCATTGGTGGCGGGAATCCATTCATTGAATTATTTTTACTTGAGCCAAACCACATCTTAGTTGCAGCACGTAAGAATGTAATAACCGCTAGGAGGTATTGCCCTTCAATGACGTTTTGTACTGTGAAGTCACCATTGATGCTAATAGCCGCAACTTCTGAGTTTTCATAATAGTACCCAGGCTGGTTGCTGTGTGTAAATTTTTGCTGACTATAGTTTGCTGTATGTGTTACTTGAACTTGCGGAGTATACGGGAATATAACCCCGTTTTGGGTAGCACTTCCAAACAACGGGCTCATGATTCCTCTATCAGCTGGTGTTTGCGAATTGTAAAAATACTTTGCAGATTCAGCTAGACTAATGCGTACACGCCAGTCTGGTACACCACCGCTTAAATTTACATTTACTTTTGCGCCGCCAATACTAAACCCAAGACTACCGCCAGGCACTAAACCTGCAACTGCTAACCTCGCTGCGCTTGGGTCCGCACCGATTGCGCTTGCTGCACTTCCCAGTGCAGACGAAGCCGCAGTACTTAATGATCCGTCCAATAGTCCCATGTTGTAATTCCGTTTTAAGTATTTATTGTTTTCAATATAGGCTACTATAAAGAAAAAACACAAAAGGTTGACTCGCAGGGTTTAAATATGTTATGCTATGTCTTATTATAGGATCCTATTACAGTGACTACGTTAAACTTAACACCCAAGGTTAAAAATTACCTAAACAACAAAGATATTCTCAAAGAGATTCATAAAAGCAAGTCATCGTACTGTACGTTTTTAGATCAATCAGATGCAGACTACGATATGATTCTACTAGGCGTTGATAAAATTAATAAAAAGAATATCATGCAGGCACGCAAAGATCGTGCAGAGAGATTAACTAAACTAGCATTTGACGAAGCTAACGCAGATGGTTCAGCTAAAGCAAACAAAAAGAAGCTAGAAGACTTTGAAGTAAAGCTAAAAGACGTACCACAAACAGACGTCGTTTTTCGAGTTATGACATGGGAACACGTACCTATGGTAGAAGCAAAACCAAAAAAAGGTGCAACTGCTATCGTACTAGATGACGACGACGAATTAAGCGAGTACGACGAACCCGAAATCAAAGCGCCAACCAAGTATACTAAGTGCAATTTTCCCCCGTTTTTTCATTATAAAGTTGACGATGAAGGGAACCCCATTCTAGTAGGCAAGTCCCACTGGAAGGGCGACTTAATTACTGGTGAATTTAGCAAAGACCACGGACAAATGACACGCAAGCTAGCACACATGTTTATGAAGCTGTGCGAGCGCTATGCTACACGCTCTAACTGGAGAGGATATACATACAATGACGAAATGCGAAGCCAAGCCCTGCTGCAACTCAGCCAAATCGGACTCCAGTTTGACGAGTCCAAATCGCAGAACCCTTTTGCGTATTATACTGCCGCTATCACTAACAGTTTTACTCGTGTCTTGAATATCGAAAAGCGTAGCCAAAACTTACGTGATGATATTTTAGAAATGAACGGGCTCACCCCATCATATACCCGTCAGGGCATGGGAGGATCGTGGGGCGGAGCAGGTGGCGGTGGTGGTGTCGACGCAGACGATTAAAAAATATTTGAGTTCTGCGTTTAATCCTGCTACACTAGCCCAATGAGTAATCTATTTAAAAAAGCAGCAATCTTTACCGATATCCATTTTGGGCTAAAATCAAACAGCACGTTACATAACGAAGACTGTTTAGCGTTTGTAAAATGGGCAACGACCAAAGCCAAAGAAGAAGGCTGCGAGACTTGCTTATTTTTAGGCGACTGGCACAACAACCGTGCAAGCATTAACATCCTAACACTAGGGTATAGCTTGCAAGCATTAGAGCACTTGAATGCAAATTTTGAACGTGTGTATTTTATTCCTGGTAACCACGATTTATACTATCGCGATAAACGTGACGTTCAAAGCGTGGAGTGGGCGAAGCACCTCCCTAATATTCAAATCTGCAATGATTGGTTTAGCGACGGTAATGTCACTATTGCCCCTTGGCTTGTGGGAGATGACCATAAGCGCATTACCAAATTAAAAGGCAAGTATATGTTCGGGCACTTTGAACTGCCCGGATACTTAATGAACGCAATGGTTGCTATGCCCGAACACGGCGAGTTGCGGGGCGATCATTTCCAAGGATTTGAACATGTCTTTAGCGGACATTTCCATAAGCGACAAACACAACGCAATATCACCTATATTGGCAATGCTTTCCCACATAACTATGCAGACGCTGGAGACGACGATCGCGGGTTAACTATATTAGAATGGGACAAGCCTGCAGAGTTTCATGCATGGCCCGATCAACCCAAGTATCGTGTATTCCAGCTAAGTGATGTTATCAATCACACCGAGTCTATGCTAAAGCCAGGAATGCATGTGCGAGTTAACTTAGATATCGATATTAGTTACGAAGAAGCAACTTTTATCAAAGAAACATTTGTTGACACATACAAATTGCGGGAATTAACACTTATCCCTGCAAAAATAACAGAACTTAGTGAATACGAAATTCAAGGCAACATTCAATTCGAAAGTGTTGATCAGATTGTTGCTGGACAGTTAAACAATATCGAAAGTGATAAGTTTAATAAAGCACTTTTGTTAGATATCTATAGAAACCTATAATCAAGCATGATTGATCTAGCGTCAGTCAAGTGGTTGCAAGTTGAAGCCACAAGTAAATGCAATGCATGGTGCCCTGGATGTTCTCGAAATAAAAACGGGTACGGACTAGCCGACGACCTAGTTGTTGAAGATTTAAGCTCAGACCGATTTAAAGAAGTACTTGAACTACTTCCAAGTTTAGAGACAATTGATTTTTGCGGGACCTTCGGTGATGCTATTGCTGCTTACAACATTAAACCCTTAATAGAGTTAGCCAAGACTCACTCTAAAAAGATTATTGTACGCACAAATGGCAGCTTGCGAGATATTGTATGGTGGACCCAGTTTGCACAATTGTTGAAAGAAGTTGATCACGAAGTTTGGTTTTGTTTAGACGGGTTAGCAGACACTCATAGCATTTATCGCCAGGGCACAGACTTCAATAAGATCATTGAAAACGCAAAAGCATTTATGTTAGCAGGGGGCATTGCTGTTTGGCAATTCATCCCGTGGGCACATAACGAACACCAAATAAAAGATTGCTTGAGGCTAAGTCAAGAACTAGGGTTCAAACGGTTTGAGTTAATTAAAAGCGTTAGATCCAACTTTAATGCTCGCAATTACAGAACAGGCGAACCATATGAAATTACTAGCTGGGGCAGAGACAAACAAATTAATCCATTACAGTTTGTAAAAAACCGTGTTGAATCGGAAAATTGTATGCACTTACGATTACCTAGTTTATACCTTAACGCTAGCGGAAAGTTAAATGTGTGTTGCTTCTTTAATAAGTATCACGCAGACCACAACCCATCCAAATTACTGGATATCCCTGCTTTGTTAGCAGATCCTGTTTTGGTGCCACAAGTTTGTAAGCACCATTGCGGCACCATTGAGTAATAAGTTACAATGTAAAATATGTTTAAAATTAAAGATATCGCAGTTAAAAATTTCATGAGCGTGGGCAATGCTACCCAGGCAGTCAATTTCGATAGAAGAGACTTAACCCTAGTACTAGGTGAAAACTTAGATTTAGGGGGCGATGACTCAGGCGCACGTAATGGTACGGGTAAGACAACCATTATCAATGCGTTGTCCTATGCCCTTTACGGCAACGCCCTCACCAACATTAAGAAGGACAACTTAATCAATAAAACTAACGGCAAGAACATGTTAGTTACTATTGATTTTGAAAAGGACGGGATCGACTATCGTATTGAGCGTGGTCGTAAGCCCGGCATTATGAAATTCTTTGTGTCAGGTACCGAAAAAGAAATTACCGACGAAGCACAAGGCGACAGTCGCGAAACGCAAGCAGAAATTGAACGTATGCTCGGTATGAGCCACGATATGTTTAAGCATATCCTTGCGCTTAACACTTACACAGAACCATTCCTTGCGTTAAAAGCAAACGATCAGCGTGTAATCATTGAGCAATTGCTTGGTATTACTATGCTATCTGAAAAAGCAGATCGACTAAAAGAACTAGGCAAAGCAACCAAGGATGCAATTACACAAGAAGAATTCCGTATAAAGGCAGTAGGCGATGCAAACAAACGTATCCAAGACCAAATCAATGCTTTGGTTAGGCGCCAATCACTTTGGACGACCAAAAAACACGAAGATGTATTGGCGTTACAAACTGCTTATGATCAACTTGCTGAACTAGACATCGAAGCTGAATTGTCTGCACACCACGCACTAACTGCGTACAACGATAAGTCTAAGCAGATTAAGGAATTAACAGGCTGGATTAAACGATGTGAGCTAGACGAAGCTAGAGAAAACAAAGCAATCGAAAAGCTCAAAGCTGATATTGCTAGTTTAGAAAATCACACATGTCACAGTTGTGGACAAGCGTTCCACGATGATAAACAAGAGACGTTGCTAGAGGAAAAACGCAAGGCACTACAGGAAGCCGCATTACAAGCACTAGCAACCAACACACAGTGGACAGAACACAATGATGCGCTTAAAGCATTAGGTGAACTAGGACCGTTGCCACAAGTATTCTACGATCGTGAAAGCGATGCGTTTGAACACCGTAGCTCAATGGCTAGTATCCTTGCACAACTTACTTCCAAAGAATCAGAAGCCGATCCTTATGCTGAACAAATTCAGGAGATGCAAGAGCAGGCGCTAGAGGAAATTGACTATTCTACTATGAATGAATTAGTAAGTCTCAAAGAGCACCAAGACTTCTTGTTAAAGTTGTTAACAAACAAAGACAGCTTTATCCGCAAGCGCATCATTGATCAAAACTTGAGCTACTTAAATGCTCGCTTAGGACAATACTTAGATCGCATTGGCTTGCCGCATACTGTAAAATTCAACAACGACCTAACTGTAAGCATTACAGAGCTAGGACGCGATTTAGACTTTGACAACTTATCACGTGGCGAACGTAACAGATTGATTCTATCGCTGTCATGGGCATTCCGTGATGTGTGGGAATCGCTGTATCAACCCATTAACTTATTGTTCATCGATGAGCTTATTGACTCAGGTATGGACAGTAACGGTGTTGAGAACAGTCTTGCTATTCTTAAGAAAATGGCACGTGAGTCTAACAAGAGTATTTGGTTAGTATCCCATAAAGACGAACTTGCTGGGCGAGTTAATAATACCCTGCACGTTGTTAAAGAAAACGGGTTTACTACCTACAGTACAGACATCGAAATAACTTAACACAATTTTAATTATATTTTATCATGGCACACAAAGGCATAATTAATGTACAATGACATGGCATTTTCAAGGATCAACCGTAGAAACTCTACCAGATGACTGCGTGGGATTCGTATATCTTATCACAAACAATGTATCAGGGCGCAAATACATAGGCAAAAAACTTGCTAAATTTTCTAAAACAACACAAAAAACTGTAAAACTCAAAAACGGTACAAAGAAAAAGAAAAAGATTCGATCAAAAGTCGATTCTGATTGGTTAACTTATTATGGCTCCAGTCCTGAACTCACAAAGGACGTATTAGCATTAGGCGCTGAAAATTTTACAAGGGAAATACTATACCTTTGTAAGAGTAAAGCAGAATGCAGCTACGTTGAGGCGCGGGAACAATTCACAAGACGTGTTTTAGAATCAAACGATTATTATAACGGACATATACAAGTCCGTGTCCATGGCTCCCACATTATAAACAAATTATCAGTTTAAGGCTTGCACTGGCTTAATCACAAGTGCCTAGCGACAACCCGATGAAAAGGGGGACGGAAATCTCTATGCTGACTAGAGTGCTTAACCACTATCCTTTACAGGACGTCGATCGCAAAATGCTGCGGTTTGGTTATTTGAATAGAGTTATTAAAAGCTAAAATGACGTAGAAGCGATTCTACACCTTATACTATTATGTTAGCGTATAGCAGTATAAGCGCCGTTGTAATAAAGACGCAACTCGAGGTACCGGACAACCGCCTCTGTAATGTTGTAACGCTAAGTGGCTGTGCTACTCAGATGAAGTTAAATTCATTATCTTTTGCCCTGCTCGGGCAAAGTGTGACCAATTAATCTAGATGAAACGTATAATCGCTTCGCTCTTAGTATATTAATAATGTTGTGAGCGTAAGCGAAACAACAGATGTCTTTAGACATCTCTTAATAGTTAATATATCTTCTCTTCGATGATACTACTATTAGTTAAAATGTTAATTTGTTTCTTGATAGCAGCACGAAGATCATTTTTAATATAAACATTACGGGCTAGTTGAATAAAAACTTCATCGAATTGTTGTTCGCGTTCGTGACGTCTCTTGCTATCTTCGATAACCCATAGTTCTGAGTTTACTTTATATAGATCATCTTTTAGATGTGCTACTTTGTTGTTGTGGGGCAATTGATCAAACACATTTTGTAGTTGCCCCAGTTCTACAATAATGTTCTTTAACCGATGAAAGTCATCTGTTTTAGTTTGCTTTATTTCAAGGATAGTGATTTTGTCTACTAGCTCTCCAATGCTAATAGGGGCCATAACAGTATTTTTCATGATTAAAAGAATGGAAGTCCGGACTTCTTGGTAGTTTCTAAGTTTTTATCAACAATCTTGCTGATGAGTTTTCTTTCTGTGTGGCTTAACATCATTGCGTCGTCATATGTGATTCCGCCGCGCATATACCAACAAAGTGTTAGCAAATCTTCTTTAAGGGCTCTTGACTCCCGGTCCATTTTATCTAACCAGGCTATAATTTGCTCGTTAGATAACGTCAAGAGCCTTTGCCGAAAAAATTTGTTTGATTAAATTCTAGTGACGCTGGGTACTCTTTACTGCATTCACCACAACCAACATCAATCGGTTTAGTTTTATTTGATTCGATTAACTTGTTGATCTTGTCTTTGAGTTCAGTGTAAACTTCTCGGCTTGCATTTTCAATATACTCAATAATGAATTTGCGATCAGTTACTTCAGTTCCGTCCTCGGTGGTGATACTTTCGATACAAACAGCAATAACATCAACGTTCATTCTCTTTAGTTTGTTAAAACTTTCAGCAAACTTTAGGGTCTTTTGCTCTTCCGACAGCTCGTCGTTGTTAATAATGCTGTTGATTAGCCTTTGTTCTTCGAAGTTAATCATACTAACAGTGTTGATATCCTTGTATGTTTGTGGTTTAAACATGAATTTCAACTTGTCAATAAACACCGGGCGAGAGTAATCGACTTCTGGGTAACGATCTAACACTGAACGTAGATCTAAATTATGCTCATTCTCGGCGTTACAGTGAGGGCATGTAGTGTTTAGCTCCATGTCTGTGCCGTAACTTGCTAAACGTATAGCAACAAATACTGGATCAACGTCAACTGACGGCATTGCCCATGGGTCTTTGATGTTAGGGCAGCAGCTCTTAATAACATCAACCATGCCGGTACCGTTAAGTAACGCATCGGGGGTGCGCAAAGTTAACTCGTCACGCACAGTCATTGGGTACA